TCCCAGACCGGCCGCGTCCAATTCTTCTTCTTCGGGGGTTTCGCTCCAGATGGATGCAAGATCGTCCTCACCCTGCCCCTTGTCATTATCCAGCCCGCCAACCTCGCCAGTGATACCGTCGATGAAATCGGAAGCGCGCTTGACGAAGCCCTTGATTGCGGACAGAAGCGCGTTCGTTTCGGTCATGTCGGTGGAGCCACCGCCAGGCGTCTGGCCGGTGCCGTTTTGGCCCCCCGTGGTTTTCAGATTACCGTTCGCATCCTTCGATCGTTCGATCGCGCAACGGGTCGCCCAGGTCTGATAAGCAATCTGCGCAAGGATGCCGTCACCGCTGGAAGAAGGAGGCGCAGCACACGAACCGCCACCAGATGACTGGTTGCCATTGCCGGAGCCGTCGCCGGAATCGTTGCTTTCGCCGCTGGGCGGATTGTCACCCGTGTTGCCAGATTCGCCGGGGTTGTTCGGCGCGGGGTCGTTGCCATCGCTGATGCCGTCGCCATCGCTATCAGCGGGCGGAACATAGCCATCATTCGGGCCGACCGTGCAGGATGCGCCAGAGGGAATCCAACCAGACAGCGAAACGTACTTGATGCCATCGACCGTGCCAGTCTGATAGGTCATCGAACTGGGGTTGTATTCGCAGCCATCCCAACAGGTTTGATAGCCGGGTTCAGAACCGGTGTAAGACATGAAACCGCCAGTCAGAGGCGGCGCGTTGGGATCGCAAGGTTCATTGCAGGTGTTGCCGGCTTCGTCCCAGACGGAACCCTCGGGACACTCGACAGCCCAAGCGCGATAGGTGGTGAAACCGTTTGTCGGGGTGTGACGGAACCGGTAATACTTGCCTGCAAGACTGGTGGAATTGACGGCGCACTGACCAACTTGGCCGTAAGACGCGACATAGGCATTGCAGGCCGCGATGCCCTGCTCATATGCAACCTGCCGAGTAGGACACAGAGGGGTGGCCGGGCTTTCAGTGCCGATGTTGCTCGTGTTGTAGCACTGGGAGTAATCAGGGGTTTGCGCAAGAGCAGCAGGGGTGCCGCCAAGCAGCGCGAGGAACACGAAGAGAACGGCGAAATAACGCATCACGACAGCCACACCCTGACCGCGATATAGCTGGTGACCAAGTTGATGACCAGGGCGATGTAACCGTCGATTGCCGTAGCGTCCATGTGGAACCTCAAAGAGACAGGGTGCCCGACCACCCTGCCGGGGATTACGCGCCGCGCGGGAGCTTGGCGTACTTGATCGCGAGGATCGCGACCGTACCGGCACCAGCGACCAACAGGCCGGTTGCCTTGTGGTCGTCGATCATGGTCACGATGTCCGCACCGGCGGTCTGCGCCGCGGCGAGGCCGGAAATGGCCATCAGGGACGCACCGGCAACACCCTTGCCGGCCAGCTCGCGCACCTTGCCGCTCAGACCCTTGAAGGTCACCTTGTTGGACTGCTTCTTCTGCATTGCTCTGCCCTCCTTTGGGCGTTGTAACCGCCACGTCGGCGGATTCGGTTAGACGGCCTTGCGGATCAACACAACGGCCGCGATTGACACCCACGCGAACAGGGCTGCGTCGGAAATGGCCTTCGCCTTTTCAAGCGACATGGGCGGCAACAGAGACGGCACTTCCTGCCATTCCTGCACAGCACACGACCCATCAGACGCGGGCACTTCATCGACGCAGACCAGAACGCGGGGCATCGGTTAAGACTTGGCGGGGGACGCTGCGAGCGGGCGCAGGGTCATGCGGCGGGAAAGGTCGATGCTGGCGTAAGCGCCGGGCACCAGATCGGCCACCACATCCCATTCGAACTTCTCGCCGGGCTTCTTGGCGTCGGCGTGGCCGTCGATGTCCATGTCCACGTTCACGCGGAACTGTTCGCACTCGACCTGGACGGGCTGATAGCAGACGGTGCGCTTGCCTGCCTTCGTGTTGATTTCACGCTCTTTGCTGCCTTCGAGGATCTTCACGGTCGGATTCGCGTTCATTGGCTTTTCTCTTGGTTGGTTTGTCGGTTCGTCGTTTTCTAGGCGGACTGGTAGGGTCAAGCTAAGGGGACGCCTCGCGGGCATGCCCTTGTCGCTATCCCCTACGCCCGAAAATGTCCAGTCCGCAGGTGCCGGCTTGGTGGAGACGTACCCCGGCAGGTACCTGGTGCGTGTTGCGTTTTGGTGTTGCGTGTTGCGGCTTGCGTGGATCGGTGAAACCGTGGAACTAGAGCGCGCTCCCTACGACGATGGCAGGTGTGCCATCGTCTACGGCAGCGTTGAATGGAAGCGGGGATGCGCCTTGCAGTGGCCGAGTGAAATCAGGCTTAGGAGGCGTCCAGAGGCCGAAATTTTGGGAGAAATCGACATCCCCGCCTTTGACGACATACTTTGAAACGTAGAGCGAGACATCGCGCTGTGAGCGCGGCTGTTCAAGCTGGTTGCGTCCGAATTCGCGATACCACCATTCATGCCATTGATACCGGGACATGAGGTGGTTGAGGTCGCCCGTTGGGGCAGACAGAAGCGCGTGGAAATGAAGACGGCCATCCTTGTGGAACTCGGAGCCGCGCACCCACTGGATGCCTTGATGCCAGAGGCGACGCCAGTGATTGCCGAAAACCTCGCGGTTGATCTGCGCAACAAAAAACTTGAACGCCTTGTCGGCGGCTTCCGGGTGCATGCTGCCGTTGCTTCCGGTGCGCTCAACAGCGCGAACCTTGCCCGTTGCATCGGTGAAATGCTTTTGCGGTCGGAAAGTGAGCGTGGCGAACATATGCGCGGGATAGCGCCGCAAGAAACTTGCCCACTCGGCGGCGATGTCAACAGGAGGCTGTTCATCCACGCCCCGCCTCACGCATCGCCTGGCATTCCTCCAGCTGATCGGTGGCCGCTTCCGCAATTTCCTTCCAGAAAGCGACGAGCTTGCGGCTCAAACGCTGGGGAAACAGCGACGGTTCGAAATGCGAGGACAGAACGGAATTCGCCGTAGAAAGCGCGATGCGCGCGCCACGTTCGGTATTGCAGATACGTGCCATCACCGTTGCTCCCGAGACAGAAGCAACGAATAGGAGGCGCGGCTATCGGAGAGAGGAACCCCGCAACAGGGGCAGTCGTCACCCGGAAGGAGAGACTCAAAACCGGCCTCGCAGTCCTGGCACGCACCGAAGGGATCGCGGGGGACAGGAGGCGGAAGAGGTCGGCGCGAACGGCGATACCGACGGACAACGCGAACCGCCGCATTGACCAGGAGAGTGACGGCATCGCGAAGCGTGAAGCCCGCCAGCACCGCGACAAACAGCATGGTCAGCGGGTAATAGACGACGGCGAGACGAAGCGTGTCGATGCTCACGGATCGCGCCTCATGTTGGACTGATACCAGACCACGGCAGCGACAAGCACGCCGCAGCAGAAGCCGAGCAGAAAGGCTGCGTGGAAAAGGCTTGCGGGATCGGGGCCAATGTCCATCACTGCCCCCGGTGTGCGACCGACTGCGCCAGCGAGAACGCCCGCGACGAGTAGTCGCGAGCGCGGAAGCGATAGGCATTGCCAGCAGAGGCACAAGAGCGATCCAACATCGCGGCAGCGCGGGCGTGGACTTCGACTTCGTGAGCGAAACGCCGAACCTCGTTGAGTTCGGCTCGCGTCGGCTTGAACTGGCTCATATGCTCCCCCTTGCTGAAGGAGCCACCGGGGGAAGGAAGGCGGGGAACACTTCGGGATTCCCAGCGACCCGCCCCCGGTGGCGTAGTCGGCGTCTACAACCCTAGACGACAGGTGTAGGCTAATCGACTACCGCGCTAGATGTCAACAGGTCTAGTCTACATCCCTAGACGTTTCCGACGAACGGTTATTGACATGGACTGGATCGCATTTTTTGAGCGCACCCGCAAAGCGGCAGACGTGGACAGCTACGCGAAACTGGCCCCGTTGATCGGTGTTACCGACGGTGCGATTTCGCACTACCGAGTCGGAAGGAGCGTGCCGCAGGTATGGGTAGTAGCCGACTGCCTACGGATACAGGGCCACCCGGAACCGGAAAAAGCGGCAATCGAAATCATGAGGATCGCGGCGAGAACTCAGCCGGAACGATCCTTCTGGAAGAAGCTCGCAGCGGCAGCTGCGGTAGTGCTGATAACGACAGGCGGAACGCTCCCCGCTCAGCAAGCCCAGGCGCAGGCAACAGGCATTGATGGGATGCAGAAAGCGACAAGCGCTGTATGCATTATGCGAAGTTACGGAAGGCAGGCCGGTAGGCATTTCCTGACCGGCCTGCAGCTAGTCGCCCTATGGCTGAAATGGAAGTTTTCGCCTAGAAAGTCTGGCCCGGATTGCATCGAGGCATGCGCATGTTGACCGACACCGACCGCCGACCTTGCCACAAGATCGGCAAGAATCCGCCGCCGTGTGCCCTGGCGCACTATCGCCGCGTGATCGAAAACCATGTTCGGCTGCATGGGCCGTGGGCCGGCTGGAAACTCGCAGGCCGTGACCTGGTATCGCCAGACGGCGACCGGATCAACCCGCAACGTCTGCGCGGGCTGCTGTTCCGGCAAGATGCAGAAGCCCGCATTGCGAAAGCACGGGCAACCAACCTGCAGCCCATCGTGCTACCGGCGCGCGAGCGATTCAGCGGTCTAGCCTAGAGCGGTTTGCATGGTCTGCTGCGCAGGCCCGCGAGCGGGCGTGAAGCGTGAAGCGTCAGCGTGCGCGATGCGCACAGGGATCATCGCTTGATGCCGTCTGGCTTCATCGTGGGCCAGCTACTACCGAACAAGCTGCCATAGGCAGCAACCTCGGCATACCCGTCGATTGAAGTTGCAGGCTGCTGGACAGGCGCAGTGGCAGTCGCAACAGATGCGACAGGAAGCGGAGCCGGTTGCTGCGGTTGGGGCTGCTGCTGGACGGGCTGACGGTAAGGATTGTAAACGCCGCCAGTCTGCGACATGCGGCGTGCAAGCGCGACCGGAACAACAACAGGCGTGCCCTGCTCGGTGACGCAGTGCGCCGATGCCTGGACATGCTCGCCGCTGGCATCCAAGCCAGCACCGGAAGAAATGCAATACACCTCCGGCTGACTCACAGGCTCGCGACCGTCGAATATCGGAGCCGACCACGGCAGACCGTCGATGCGCGGGGTGTGACGCGCGAGAAAATCCTCTGCGTTGACAACGATCTTGGAACCGCCATGCCGGCCTGTCTCCTGCGGAGACTGGCCGGCAGATTGGGCGGGTTCGCCCTTAGCCTCACCACCCCACAGAATGCCCTTCCCCGCTACGCCGAACACCGCAACGATAGCGAGAGCAGCAACGGCAAGAAGGATGGTGCGACGGTTGAGACGCGCCTTATGCGTGTCCTTGACCGTGGACGTGTAGAAGGTGAAATCTTCCTTCGTCGCGAGAAAGAAACCTTGATCGGCTTTCTTGGCCTCAACAGTCGATGTCACGTCATCGCAAACGCGATTGTAGGTGAGCGTCTTGGCCCGCATCTTGCCGGTGCGCATGTGGTGGACATGCTCGCCAACCAAACCGCGAAGATGCTTCAACAGATAGCCGGGCTGCTGCGTCGTGAGCAGAAAATCAATGCCCTTATGCCGGTGCGTTTCCAGCGCGACGATTTCAGGCGGAATGTTGAGATCGCGCGATGCGCGCCAGTAGCGTTGCGCTTCATCGACCACCAGCAACGCACCGACGGGCAAGGCTTCCCATTGCTTGGGATCGTCCCATACCTCGACGCCTGGCACGTTCAAGCCTTCAAGGTTGGAAACGAACACAGGCCGACCAGAGGCGACCGCTTCGCGAATGACGCGGACAGCGTGGCAAGTCTTGAAGGAGCCGGGCAGACCAGTAAAGAGGCGGATCATTGCGCAGCCTTCCGAGCGAGAAACGCGCGCTTGACAGCGCCAGCGGTGAACGCGGAAAGAACGATGGTGATATAGCGATCCACCTGCAAGACGCCGAGCCATTGCGCCAGATCAGCAGGGATGCCGCTTGCGGAAGAACGCACCATGTTCATGATCGGCCCCATCGCGATTTCATGGGTTGCAAGACTCAGACCGAGCGCACCGAGAGCGGTTGCAACCCACATGCCGGCGCGCGTGGACACGAGGCGAGAAAACGCGGCCATCGCTGCAGCGATAAGCGGTGCAAGGAAAGCAGGCATCACGACCTCCCGATGATCAAGCCAGCTTGAAAGTAAGCAAGCAGAAGGATGAGAGCGCCAACGGCCTGCATGACCGTGCAAAGCGTCCCGTCATCGACTTGGCCGGAGTAGCCACCCACCGCAATCGAAGGCAACTGCGGGCATGCCCTGCCCCATCCCAGACCGGCCGCGTCCAATTCTTCTTCTTCGGGGGTTTCGCTCCAGATGGATGCAAGATCGTCCTCACCCTGCCCCTTGTCATTATCCAGCCCGCC